CAGGCCGTGAATTGTTCCTGCCACTCGGCGTCGTGACCGCCGTAACCGTCTGGAGTCTTCACTTCAGCATCAAGGGCAACCCGCCGGTCCATCTTTCCCGGCCTCATACAGACCTCCACCGCAGCGGCGCGATCAGCGCGTCAATCCCCCAAGGCACCTGCGTAAGCCGTTCCTCTGCCGTAACGGCCCGATTCATGTCCCAATGAGAAACCAGCATCGTGATCGCCAGCTTGACGCGACGATCCACGCTAGACGGCCCTTCCGCACCGGCCGTCCAAGTGACCGAGATGGGATAAGCCGCGTCGTCGTATAGAGCGGGGTCAGTGAAAGCCTTTCGGCGGCGGACGACCGGCCCGCGATGCTCTTCCGTCACTTCGAACCATTCACTCGGAGCGGTCTGCGTTGCGCCCTCGGCGTCCTGGTATGTCACGGACACGTCGCGCACCGCAGGCATGGGCAGGACCAGCTCCGTGAACCACTTCTCCACTGGAACGCGCCACGTCTGCGCCATGATGGCCCGGCCCAGAAGGCCGCCGTATCCGTCCAGAAGCTCGACAGCGGACGAGATCATGCCATCCAGCAGAACGTCGTCATCGGCGTAATCGATCCGCGCCTGCGCCCGCACATCGTCAACCGTGACCGGAAGCTCCACTGGAGGTATGACGCGGATCGGTTTCATGGGGAGACCTCCATCGGCTTGATAAAGGGGCGGCGCGAACCGCCCCTCAGAAAGCCGATTACGGCGCGGGAACCGTCAGGGCGCCGTAGATGATGCCTTCGGGCCGAAGCGTTTCGAGCTGCAAACGCTCTTCCAGCAGGATCGAGACGAGGTTCTTCTGGAAGTTGTCGCGGTCTTCCGTCGAGCGACGGATCTCGATGCCCTTCTTCTGCCAGAGCATCGAATTGCCCTGGAAGCCAGCGACGATGAAGTTGCCTTGCGCCAGACCCTTCGTGCGAACCACCGGTAGACCCCACGCGGTATTGCCGCTGAAGCTGGGGTGCAGGTAGTTGCCGTCGGCGTCCTTCTCCAGGTCCAGAGCCGCAGCGTCGAGGTGGTTCATGATGACGGTGGACGCCATCAGGTCGGCCTCGGCAACCTGCGCGATGGCAACGCGGATATCGTCCATCGCATTGTCGGGCGTCACGCCGGGAACGGTCGTGCCGACGTAGGTGGTGGAGTTGGCGATCACGCCGTCAATGCGGCCCGAGGTGCCGTCGCCGTTCAGGATCTCCTGCTCTTCCTTGAGCATCAGGCCATAAAGCCCGCGCTGGTTGATGTAGGATTCCATCTGGTCCACGTCGTCCAGCGTCTCTTCCGAGACCCGGAACATATGGGCCATCTTCACCATCGGCATCGTCTTGCCGGTGAAGGTCAGCTCGGACTGCGGCTTTATCGCACCTTCCGCCACGGTCGCGGCGTTGTTCGTGTAGCCCGCTTCCTGAAGGTATTCGACCACGGCCGCGCTGGTCGTGCCGCCCGGAAGAACATCGCGAAGATAGAGCTGCTGCGTCAGAGGCTCGATCAGGCCGCGATTGGTGCGGCGCAGACCGGCGGGCATGGTCACGTTGCCGAAGGACCCGGTAGTGATATCCTTCATCTCCATGCGCTCACCGCTCATGAGGCGCGAACCGAAGTCCTTCTGCTCGGCCATGATGCGACCGGCGGACTTGTTCTCCATGGACCGGGCCGATGCCTTCTTCTGCATCTCGGTCATGGTCTCGCCCAGCTTGGTCAGCTCTTCCGAGCTTTCCTTGAGGCGAGCCTGAATGTCGGCAACGTCCTCGCCGGAAGCCTTCTTCTCTTCGAAGACGGCCAGCTTTTCGGACATTTCTTTCTGCGCGGTGCCAATCTCTGCCAGCTTCGCAGACATGCGTTGGGAAACGACTTCCACCGCTTCCTTGATCTCAAGGTCAAGTGCCATCGTGTTAAATCCTTATGGGGGGAGTGTCAGAAGTCGAAGCTGTCCCGTAGGAGCTTCGCGATTTCAGCACTTCCTGCCGCGTCACGCTGGCCGTCCGTCAGTGCTTCAGGGGCGCGGGCCGCTTGAGCCTTTGCCATCCATGCCGGGAAGCCCGCGTCTCGCAGGGCGCCTTCCACGGCACGTTTCAAGGGCGTGAAGTCGCCGGACTTCGCCGCCAGTAACTGGTTCTCGAAATCCTCGGCCTTCACCGCATCAATCGAGGCCTCGCGCTGCATAGGGAAAGTCACCATGGACACCTCCCATAGGTCCAGCTCGGTCAGCAGCCGCGCTGAACCCTTGCGCTCGGATTTTTTCGTGATGTAGCCGATGGACAAGCCCTTCATCGCGCCACGCTTCGCCAGGGTGTAGGCGCGCTTTCCTTCGGGAAAGTCGGTAATGATCTGACCTTCCAGCTTCAGGCCGATCTCGTCCTCAACGGCGCTGGTCCAGTAGCCAATCGGCTGCGCCGGGTCGTGCTGCCAGAGCATCGCGGGCATCCCGCGCGCTTCGAGGCTCTTCGTGTAGGCGCCGGGAGCGACAATATCGCCGCCCTGATCCTTCAGGTTGAACCGCGAGGCATACCCCGAGATAAAACCTTCCTCGGTGACGGCCTCGGTATCGATGGCCGCATATTTCATCTCAAGCGTCATCGGGATTCCCCTCGTTCGCTGTCACCGGAGGCGCTGCGGCAGGCATTTCGTCGCCACCCTCAGTCGGGTTCTTGCCTAGCCATGTGCGGATGTCGTTCGGCGTCTCCCACGGCGCATTACCGCCAGCGCCAAGCGCCCGCGATGCGTACTCCGCGCGGTCTTTCAGGTTCATGCGGTAGAACTGCGTCTCGTCCAGATCGACATATTCGTTCGGCTTGAGCATGGAGAACTTGATTGCCTGCTCCCACCGCCGGACCCAAGGCCCGAGCGTGATCGTCACGTGGTAGTCCATCGCGTCTAGGATGCGGGTCAGAGACTGACCGGCCGCGTCGTGCGCGAGGAAGATCGGGTGGATGCCGTAGGCCCGCGCCACCTCTTCGATGGCAAACCGACGGCTTTCCATGAGCTGCATTTCGGCTTGCGTCGGAACGATGCTCTTGTAGTCCGTGCCGCTGTCGAAAATGGGGGTGCCGGGAAGCCGATCCTTTAGCCCCTCTTTCATCTGCTCAACCGCCGCGGGCGAAAGCTGCTCGTCTGTCGTCAAATAGCCGCGAACTGCTTTCTTCAGGCTATCATCCATCTGCCGGTCTTGTAGCGACAGGGACAGCTTCAGGACTTCCCGGATCTCGGTTGAAACATCCAGTCCCTCGGTCTCGAACCAGCGGGGGGACGTGACCTCAATGAAGTCTTTGCGGGTCAGATCCTCCATGAACCCGACGCCGGGGATATGGCCTTGATAGGTCACACGGCCGGTTTCCGGGTCCTTGTGTGGCGTCACCTCTCCGTTGTTCAGCGGGATCAGGCGCTTGATGTTGTCCCTATAACCACGGTCGATATATGCGCGCCCCACGCCCTCGAAGACGGCGTGAAGGGTCAGGTTCTCCACGAACTCGACCGGCGTCATGTAGTCGTTANGCTCGCTCTGAAGGCGTTCCGCGATCTTGCCCTCGAATGAGGGGGTCTTTACCGTTCGACCGCGCTCGTCCACCGACTTCGTGCCGTAGATGATCGGCATAGCCGCCACGCCCTCAGCGATCCGAAGCCCTGCTGCCAAGGCCGCAGTAACTCTGAGGTGCTTGGAAGTCGCAGAGACCTCTCGGTTGACCACGTACTCCTGATAAAAGCGGTTGCCGTTCAGGTCATAGTTTGTGGCCTTTGATCGGAAGCGGTTCAGAAAGCTCATATGAAGGCAACCCCGCTTTCCATATAGCTTCGCTTCCCGACCTTCATGTCCTTGGAAGCACCGACCGCCATTGCCATCGAGACCATGCCGTCGATGCGGCCCCGGCTCTTGCGTTTATCGAAGGCTTGGTTGCCCACACCGTCCGTCACAAGGATCGCGTTGGAGGCGCAAACGTCGGTCATCTTGTTCGTGTCGATTGTGGCCTCACCCTTCAGGATCTTGTCCGTCATCCGCCGGATGGAATGCGGCATACAGAGCTGGCGATCCTCGAATGCAATTCGTGTGCCCTGAGAATGGCAGACGATCTTCAGTCCCGACCCAGCGGGCTTGTCCGGCCCCTCGTAGCGCCAGACCTGCAAGCCGATCTGGTCACACGCTCCGATGAAGTCCGACAGATAAGCCGGATCGACCGTCAGGCTGTCCACGTTGCACGACGCCACAAGGTCCGCGACCTGTTGCGCAACAAAGGTGTAGTCGATCACCTCGGTTTCGCAGATCGTGATATGCCCGTCGGCCGCGTAGGACCCGTAGGGNGTCCGGTCGTCGGCCTCTCGCTTCGCCAGATTGCCGCGTGTCGTCCAATAGTACGTTTTCAGAGCGATATGGTCGTCATCACGCCGGAAACAGGCGGACAATGCGGTCAAATCGTTCTTCTTGGACAGGTCCAAGCCGAGAAAACACGGCAATTCCGCGTAATCTTGTGGGTCAACGGGGGCCTGAACGTTGCGCCACGCCGCCTCATCGTCCAACCAAAAGCCGGAAGATCCAACCGGCTTTCCGAAATAAAGCCTTTCGGTCGCCAGTCTTTCGGCCGCGATGTGCTTCGCTGTTTCGACCCTGCGGCGGACATTCTCAATGGGGTACGTCACCCCAAGAGCTGGGAGCGCCTTTATCCAGCAGGATTCGTCGTTAAACGGGTCATCTGTGTCATCGACGCGGGCAATGTAGGAGAACGCGCTGTCGTCGTCTATCACGCCCTCGGCTACGCGCTGGTAAAACTCGCTGTAATCCGTGCCTACCGCCTGATCCACGGCGGGCGTATTGGTGCCAAGTATCATCAGCGGGTCACCGGGCATCTTGTCGATGGCCGCTTTCCAGAGCTGGATACCCTTGTCCGACCGCATCTCGTGGATCTCGTCCCCGAATACGGCGATTGGCTTCGGGCCTGATACCGCATCGCCAGCCGCGACCGGCAGGAACTTCGAACCGCTTTCAGGAACCTCGATCTTCCAGGCGTTGTCTCCTACGCCTCGAATGATGACCTTGCCTAGGTCCTCTAGCGTCGTCTCTTCCTCATACCCTGGTATCGGCGCACGGCACAAAGCCACGGCGTCGGAAAACAGGATCTTGGCTTGGTCCTTATCGTTCGCAATCGCGTATGCTTCGGCACGCTTTACCCCGCAGAACCCGGTAAGGTAGAGGCCGATAGCCCCCATCAGAGGCGACTTGGCCTGACCCTTGCCAGTCTCGATCCAAGCATGACGGAACCGACGCCGCCCGCTCTCGTCCTTCCAGCCGAACAAGGACCCGACGACAAACGTCATCCAGTCCAGCAAATGGAATGGCTCCCCGGCCTTGGCGCCCGCCGTGACCGTGAACATGGCCGGGAAGAACCGAAACGCGCGCCCCGCCTCTTCTGCGTCGAACCAGAGGCCCCGCTTGTGTCCTTCCTTCAGATCTCGCAGGTGCCGCTGACAAGTGGCACGGACAAACCGACCCGCGACAATCTCGCCCGAGACGACCTTATTGGCGTACTCCGTTGTGGGGTCCACCAAGGAACTCGTCTGCGGCTGTTTGCTTCGGCTTGGGCTTTCCTTCTTGCTTGGCGGCCTGCCCTTCCCCGAACATTGCTTTTTCGAGCTTGAGGAGCCGATCCCCGAGCTTTTCCGCTGCCGACCAGTTGTAGTTGAAATATTCTCCACCGGTCGCCTCACTAACTTTCACCGCGCCCTCAGCCATGGCGCTAGGCTGGATCTCTTCGTACTCGACCCGCGCACGGGCATACCGATCAGCCCGAGCCACGTTCGCCGCAGACAGCGCGTCAGCCGCTCGCAGGTCATCGATGACCTCGTGCCAGACAAGCTTGGCAAGCTCGGCTTTCTCGTCGTCACCACCGAAAATGCGGCCGTACATGGGCTGTCTAGGCTTGGTCATGTTATATTATTACTCCCTACCCCGTTTGCCCGACCCGTTTCGGTGAAAATGTAGGAGGGCGGCAGGTTTCCCGGTCGAGGGGGGCCCTTTAAGATTAAGGGGGGTATGGCTGACCTATTTCCCGGCGTCTCGGTCGGTGCTGCCTACCTTCACCTTGCTGGGCTTCATGCCCTGCGCCGTGGCAAACTCTGCCCCGCTCTCGATGACGTTCCTGATCTCATGCTCGGGCATCCCGGTGTCATCGCCATTGAGGCGCGCCATGATGGCCTTGGTGTTCCGCTCTGCTTTGCGGTTGCCCTTGAGGCTCTTCCAGTATGCGAGGGCTAGGCGTTCCATCAGCGGCTCCATGGGTGGTCTGGGTCAAGCGGTCGGCCGTCTGCGTCATGGCCTGAGACGTAACCACGGTGCGTCTGGCGCTGTGCGTCCTGGTCGTGATGCTCTTTGCAGAGGCTTTCCAGATTGCCGGGGTCGAAGAACAGGGTGCGGTCGCCCTTGTGGTCTGTCTTGTGGTGGACCACTGGTGCGTTGTGCTGGTGGTGGCTTCCTGTGAGGAGCTTGCCACATCCGGGCCATTGGCATGTGAAGCCATCTCTGACGAGCGTTGCCTGCCTTAGCTTAGCCCATGCCTTGGTGCAGTAGAGCTTGCGCCATGGGCGTTCAGCCATGCCTGCCCTCCAATCGGAACGCCTGTCACTTCTTAGGTGGCGGCGGCCCCTTTAAATCGGCGCTGATGTTCTTGGGACTGGCGCCGAAACCATAGGGCCTGCCGCAGCATGGGCACTGTGTCATCGGAAACCCCTGAAATGGAAACGCCCCGCAGGGTGTGATCCCTCGGGGCGCTCGCCGTTCGCGGCTATTATAACAATTTATGTCAAGCCCCCTCGCCAGAGTCAACCACCTAATGCGTCAATCCGCTATATCTGCCAGATCGTAGAGCGCACGGGCCAAGATCCTGCCCTTGCGGGTCGGCGTGGCGGTGTGAGTGTCCCACCAAGTCTCCGGCGGCCTATGACGGGCCTCTCGGATAAGCCCTGCGCCCGGCTCCCCCAAGGTGCCTAGGTGACTGCGCCATGCGTCCCGCTTGTTCACGGCGGCCCTGTGACGCTCCTCCTCGGTGCGGTCGTCCACGCTAGCGCTTGGGTCCGTCTCCATGCGGTCGGGCATCATCTCCAGGGTAGCGCTCTTCGGGGATGACTGCCGGTTGAGGACCAGCATCTCAAACCGGCGGCAGTCGTGGTCGTAGTGAACGAACGCATCCCATGCCTCCATCGCCTCTTCCGGCGTGAGGGTCGCCTTGATCGCCAGTCCGATGAGGGAACTGTTGATCGCCTCCTTGACCGCCAGCATGTCCTTGACCGTGGCCCGCCTGCCCTGCTGCCTGCACCGGGCGGCCAGTACGACGTTCTGGGTGTCGATGTCTGTCGAACGCGGGGGTCTACCCCGGCGTGGTGCGCGCTTGGTCTGTCCCAACCCGAACTGCTCTTCCATCTCCCGGCGTTCGCGCTTACGCCGCTTCTTCTCGCCTACTGTCGCCATGTGCCTGTCTCCTGCTCGGTGGTTCAGCGGGGTCGTGTCGCGCCGTTAACGATGGCACGCGCAAGGGTTACGCACTGATGGGCGTAGGCCTTGTCATTCGTTGCACCGCCGGTCTCTATCCGTGCGACTAAGAAGCGGGCCGCTAGCTCAGCAATCAGCTTTTCCGTCTCGTTCATCGTCCCTGCTCCTTGCCGTAGAGCGCCAGCCCGATGGACCGCGCCGTTGCTTCCTGCCATTCGTCGTTGATCAGCCGGGGGAACAGCAGGATCATCTCCCCCTCGCTTTGGGTGTAGAGGTCGCGGGCTAGCTCCAGGTTGCGCCGCTCTGCCTCGGGGCCGGTGATGGGGTCGTGGCGCATGAACTTGGCGAAGGGGGATTGCGGCATCAGTCGTCCCTCCGGCTAAGGTCGAAGCCGACCGCGTGCCGCCGCTCCCGTCGCACAGGCTCACCGTCCGGCCCCAGCACCTCGCTGAGAGGCGCGTCGGTCAGGATCACCTCGGAGCCGCCGACCCTGCCATCCTCGGGCCAGTCGCTTGGCCAGTTGTCGTTGTGGTGGTCGCCCCACGTCGGCATCTACTCGCCCTCCTGTGGGGATAGGCGGGGCTGGCCTTCCCCCTCTTGGGTGGAGCGGATGGCGGCGGGTGCGGAGGGCTTTGGCCGCCAGTGGGTGAACCTGTCATCGGCTCCCATGTTGTAGGCCCTGCCGCCAGTTCGCTTGAACCAAGCCTTGAACTCGGGCCGCCAGTAACAATCCGCGACCCTGCCTTGCTCGGCGTGGTAGAGGTCGATGCCCCGATCCGAATGATGGCCGTGGCCGTCGCGCGGGGCGGTGTCGATCGGTCGCCACCCGTCCGCCTCCACCGCCTCCGCTATGCGGCGCTCCATGAGGTCGTCTCGGGTAAATGACGCCGTGTGGGTGTCAAACGGCCCTTCCATCCATTTGCGGATCGTGCGGCGGCCCTGATCGTCTCGTGCGAACCGAACGTGCATCCGCTCCGGTGCTGTGGTGTCGGTCATTGGTCGGCCTCCTTGCGAAGAGATGCGAGTTGCGACCGCTCCGGGTTCAGCATGTCGGGTCGCTCGCTGGGGGGGCTGATCGGACCAGTCGGAGCCGTCGCGGGGCATCGGCTTGCCGGCGTCGATGGACACGTTGCGCGGCGGCAGGATGCCCATTGAACGGGCTACGCTGTGGCGCATGGGGGTGGACAAGCCACGGGCCACGGCGCGGAAGATGGCGAGGTCGATCTGATCGTCGGTCATCATGCGCGCCCCATGTTCCGAAGCATGGCGCGGTTTTCGTTCCGAGCCATCGCGATCATTGCCGTGGCCTCCCCCCGGTAGCTGGGCCGGGGGAAGTCATCGCGGGGCTTGGTCGGCGTGTAGTTGGCGATCTTACGCTTTCGCGCACAACGGACACCATGAGAGATCGTACTTTCACTGAGGTCGAGAAGGCGAGCGATCTTCGCTTGGCTGATGTGGTCGTTCAGCCGGAGCCAGAACTCGTGGCGGCACTCAACGACCCTCTGTGACCGCTGGCCGGACATCACGTCCTCGGGGTCGATGCCGTGCCTCTCCGATACCTCTTGCAGGATGATGCGGTATTTCCCGGAGAGGACCGGGGCTTCGGCGGTGATCTGCTGCATGGTGGTCATGGTTTCTCCTTGATTGACCCGCACTCGGTCAAAACGAGTGCGGAGGTTTGGCAGTGCGGAAGCGCCTTCCGCCGCCGCACTCCGCCTTCCGCACCGCACCCCCGCACCCCTATAGGAAGGGGTGCGGCGGAGCGGTTTTGGTGCGGTTTCCGCAGTCACTGAAAATGAGTGCGGAACGACTGCGGTGAGTGCGGAAATACTGGTCATTCCAGACCCCCAATAGGATCGTTGGAGCCAGCGACAACGAACGGGACATCGCGTCCATCACGGGCCGAGTAGACTCGCTCGACAGCCAGAACGTCCGTGTCAATCCACGTCTTAATGATGCTCAGAAGCCGGGCTTTTCCGCCCTTGTCGGTGCTGTCGATACCAAGCATCGGGCCGATCAGATGACCCACCCAACCAGACGCTCGGACATTCTCTTTCGGCCTTGGGTCAGCATCCATTACAGCCTTTCTCACGGCGGACGCTGTCTTGGGATCGATCCCATCAAAGGCGTCCGGCCACTTCCACGGCGCGATGACACCGACGCTCTCACCGTTCTCCGTCTGCACCGAAACCTTCTCGTACCAGCGCGCGTAATCGCTCGACGGGGGCGCTAGGTTGCCCTCGATGTCGCCCACCTGGAAATGCGAGCGGTGGTCAGGCAGCCCCGCTTTCACCGCGTCATCCTCGCTCATGGGCACCAGCAAGCGGTTGAATCGAGCCGTGCCACGGAGCGCGGAACCGCCGCGCATGTCGTCAATGCTGGCCTTGGCGCCGGTCTGCATCTTGCGCGTGTGGTGGATCAGCCCGATGGCCATATCGCAGCGGTTCGCCATCTGGCGAAGCCGCCCACCCAGAAGCCGCATGACCTCGTTCGTCTCGGGGCTGCGCGACAAGTCCTGCAGCGGGTCGAGAATGATGCAATCGATCTTCATGGCGATGCACTTCTCTTCCATCGCCCGGAACTGAGCTTCGTGGATTTCTCCGTCGGGCCCCGAGATGATGTAGAAGCCATCGTCACCGACGCCCGAGGCTACCGCGAGCCGGCCGCGAACCTCTGACTGATCGATCCCGTAGTGCTGAAGGATGGCACCAATCCGGTTGCGGATCGTGTTCAGGTCATCCTCGGCGTTGTAGTAATAGACCCGTTGCGGCGCCTGCTCTTCGCCGGTGAGGATGCCGCGACCCGTGGCGATATCTACGGCCTCGATCATCCCCAGAAGCGACTTGCCGACCTTCGGCGGTGCCGCTGTCACCGATGTGTAGCCCTTGGCGTAAAAGCGGTTGTAGACGTAGCGGACACGCGGGATCGCAGAGAGGTCTACGTCGTCCCAGAACTCGATCTCGAAGTTCACAGTCTTGGCAGGCGATGCCTCGGAGCGCATGCTCTTGATGAGGACGCCCAGGTCCTCTTCCTGCGCATCGGCGGCGTCCCACTTCTCGGGCCGCGTGTCAGGCACGTTCAAGATCGAAACAGCCAACGCGCCCTCGGCTTCGAGGTGCTGTTTCAGGCGCTTCGCGTATTCCCGGCCCGCCGGATCGTTGTCGGGCCATATCTCGACCTTCCGCCCCTTGAGCGGGCTCCAGTCTGTCTTTTCCAGCGGAGCGGCAGCGCCGCCCATTGCAGTGGTCGCATCGATGTTCTGGGCGATCAGCGCGTCGGCTGCCTTCTCGCCTTCCACAACGATGATCTCGGGCGCTTGGGCGAGGTTCGGCAGGTTGTAGAGCGGGCGCGTCTCCGGGGCCCGGTAGGAGCGCGTGGCAACGTCCCACGGGCGGAAGGTCTTCTTCGGTTCGCCGTCCTTCTCCCACTCGAACCGCTGGACCTCTGCCAGCACGCTGCCTTGGGCGTCGTGGTATCGGTAGACGTGCGCAGGTGCGCCCCACGCTTCGCCACCCTTTGGGCTCTTCCGGGTCGGCATTCGGCGCGGCAGGTTGATCGCGGCGCCGGTGTAGTCGGCTGCGTCCCGCAGCGTCTCGCGAAAACTGCTGAGGCCGCGGGCGTTCCGCCACAGGTCGAAGATGTCGCCACCCTCGCCCGTCGCGAAATCATACCAAAGCCCGGCCGTCTGGCCGGAGAGCTCGACGGACAGGCTTTCGCCCGGGGCGCCGTCGATATTGCCGATGTAGAACTTCCGCCCTTTCGGGTCGGCAAAGCCTTGCGGGTACAGGTATCCAAGGACGCCTTCGAGATTGCTCGTCAGCGAACGGAACACTTCGTCCCGGTCTTGCGCCGGCGAAGCCCACTGGGGCACCTCTACAGGCGCACCGGTGGACTGCTGGGGGGCGTCATTGAAATCCAGTATCATGGTTGCCAGCAAGCTCCCTGATAGGGGCAGAAGCGGCAGACGAAGGATGCGGGATCAGCGGTTGCGCGCGGCAGGGTTTCACCGTGATCGGTGGCGTCGAGCACGCGCGCCGCTTTGTCGATCGATGCCTGCGCGAGCGCTTGGTCGAACTTCACCAGTTCGAGGTGTATCTCCATCGTGTCCGCGTTCAGTGCGGTGAAGAAGGCCGGGTGTTCAGCAAGCTGCAGGTAGGCTTGATAGGTCGCGACTTGCGCCGCGTACTTGGGATAGGCCTTAGCAACCCCGTGCTTCACAAGCTGCCCGTAGCCCTTCGAGCCCAGTACCTTGTTTTCCCAGAGCGCTGGGTAGTCGAACCCTTCGGGCCCCTCGATAATCACGCCATCGATGTGACCCTTGAAGCGCCCGTCGCAGTCCTCGAAGCCAAACTGACCGCCCTTCGCCTTCTCCGTCTTGAGATTGAAGCCAGCGCCCCTAATCCAGTCAGCGACCCATTCCTCGCCTTGGTGGCCTCTATGGAAAATGCGGCGGGTGCGGGCCGTGAAGCCCGCTCCCTCGTCTTGTGGCGCGCCTTGGTAATCGAACTGCAGGCGGCGCAGGCACGTCTCGCCCACGGCGCTGCCGCCAAGATACTTGCGCGGCTTCTCGTTCGCGGCAAATCGATCAATCGCGGCATCGATGAGCGCGACGAACCGATCTGCTTTGGTGTTGCGGCTATTGAAATCGAGCACCATCAGAAGGGGATTTCCGAGTCTTCGAAGGCATCAGAGGTTTGCTTTTGCAGGCTCGCTTGGACGCCCTCTTGTGCGGCGCGGATCAACCCGCAAATCTCGTCCTTCGAGAAATCGGCGAACGCTTCGATCTTACCGATGTTATTCAGGTATTCGGCTACTTGCTGGCGGGCATCGAGGATCGCCTGCACCTTCTCTTCCTTGGTAGGTCTGACCACAACTTTGCTCCTTTCGTGGGGCGGCGGGTAACAGCCGCATTCGGTGAAGAGGTTAGGAGACACCCCTTGCCAGGGGTGCTTCCCGAGGTTCACTCCGCAGAGCCCGCAGCTGAAATCAGGTCGCTCATGGTGCTGTCGCTGTGACATCCGTTTGCAGCCCTTTGCAGTATCCAGCCCGTCAAGCAGGCTGTTGCGAGTTTGCGCAGATCATCCCTGTTCAAGCTGCCAAGGGGGCGCGTATGGTCCCAGCTTGTCAGCGGACCCTCGATCATCGTTTGGACGGCGTGTTCGAGGGCCTTGGCGTCTGCTTCATCGGCAGGGGAAAGGGTCCGCTTTTGCGGCCCTTTCTCTTTCGTGGCTTTCTTTACTGAGCCCATGCCGGAGTGCCCTGCGATGCAGTCTTGGACTGCGCAGCAGGCGCCTTTGACGGTGCCGTTTCTGGCGCTTCGCCTTCCATGATCGCGCGATAATCACGATGCGTAGCGGGGATGACGTTGTTGATTTTGTTCTTGTCATCGTAGCCGCTGCCGGGTTCGGCCTTCTCGACATCGATCTGGACGGCAAATTCGAGACCGTCGAGCTCGCCCAGCGAGCTGATCTGGCGCGCCTTGACCGCTTTGTCGCTGGCGTCGTCGGGCTTGACCCCGTGGGCGCTTTCGAGGGCAGCGCGAATGAAGCTGCGCCCCATCGCTTCCCACTTGGGCCCCTTGGGTGAATGCAGCCCGATCAGCGACCAGACCTTCCGCTTCGCGTACTTGCCGCCGATGACGGTGTACTCGCAATCGATGTAGACGGCGCCGGTGTTCTCGCTTCGGGTGGCGATGCCGCCAGTCCAGCCCTTCGACGGATCGTCGTAACCGCCGGGGCGGATCTTCATGTGGACCCGGGCGAGGGTCTTGTGCGGGATCACGTCGCCGCTGGTTTGCTCTTCGGCTGAGTTGAAATCCATCCATGTCATTGGTTTGCTCCTTTGGACTGGTAGGTTTTGCCGCGCGCGATCTGCGTCACGACTTGTCGTTGCACTCCGTAGAGCGCGCCGATTTCGGATTGGGTGAGACGCCCGCGTCCGAGGTGGGTGCGGATTTCGTCTGCTTGTTGGTCGCTAAGAACACGCGCGTGCCGGCGACGGACGTACCGGCCACGGGCAACAGCTTCCCGGATGTTCTCACTCTGCGTGCCGATGCGGAGATGGTCAGGGTTCACGCACCGGCGGTTGTCGCAGGAATGGCAGACCACGTCGGACGGCTTCAGCGGCCCAAAATGGATCGCTGCTGAAACGCGGTGCGCGGTGATCATCTTCCGGCTGGGCGAGCCTTCCTTGATGACCCCGTACCCGTTCGACATCACGGCGCCGGTCCACTCCCAGCACTCGTCTGACCCTTTTTGGTGCACCTTCTCCCAGAAGCGATCCGACAGCGCGCGAGGTTGGCGGGAATACGTCATGCCGCCTCACCATGTTCGGGGAGTTCGGTGGTCAGCGCGTCTTGGCGCTGAGCCGTCTTGATTTTGCTGAACAACTTGGTGAGGTGCGGCTCTTCCATCTGGCTGAGCCGTCCGCTGCGATCCTTGGCCGGATAGCCCCACTCGTTCGGGCTGGTGCAGATCAGGGCGCGGAACTTTGCGTCCTCGATTTCCACTTCCTGGTACGTGATGACCTGATCCACGATGCCGGGAAGCTCGCGGCCGACCTTTGACCCCTCGATCTGTGGGACCCACTGCTTGCGGCCGTAGTCATCCTCTTTCTGATCGAGGATGCCGACGAACACGATGTTGCGGTCACGGGCATGCTGAAGCTGCGAAAGCCACGCCAGCATTTCCCGGCCATGCAGGCCGTAGGCGCCACGGGTGTCAGGCTTGCCGGTGCGCTCACTGAAAGCTTCGGGCTGACCCTGGGACCATTGAAAGCAGAGGCGACCGGCAACCGTGATCGAGTCGATAAACACTGTCTCGTATTGCTGGAACTGCTCCGCAGAGCCGTCCGCGTTGACGTGCTCGAAGTGCGCGGTGCTGTCGGGCTGCTCATCGCGCAATGCTGGATTTGGACCGGCGATTAGCGCGGCTAGAGTACGGCAATCGTCCCACGTGCGGGGCTGGATCGCGTCACCTTCCCAGCCTTCAACGGCCAGGTCCCCCGCCTCCAAATCAAAGAAAAGGGTTTTCGACGGGTCCAAGGTTTTCAGCAAAGTGGTTTTGCCGATCCCGCTAGGACCGAGGATCACAGCTTTGATCCCCCCTTTTCGTTTCATCCTTTCGGATGCCTTTATGACTTGCATGATCTTGCTCCTTTCATGCGGTGTTTGCTCCTTTTCTTGAGATGCCGGGGCCACTGGAAAGGAGCATCAAAACAGCGGGCTGGGCCCCGCCCCGGCATCTATTCGGTAGCAGCCTCCATCTTGAGGCCGATGCCGTAGGCTGCGATCAGCACCGCTTCCGCGCGCCCGTCATCCTTCACCCGCTTGAACAGGTCCGCTTGATCGGGGAACATCTGCATCGCCATCTCGCGGGAGGCGTTCTTGTCCTTCGAGAGGTTCAGCGCAGGCTTCCACTTGTTCGGGCGAACCTCGGTGAAGGGGATGTCCCGCCACTGGAGCGCGCCCTTGAGGACGCCGTAAGCCTCGAACATCACGCCGATGGTCTTGACCCCCATGACGGGGCCAGCGTGGAGCTTCTCTAGGTAGGCCATGCGGATCAGCGGGAAGCCTGCCACGAGGTCGTGCAGCTCGCGCGTGGTGCCGGGCATGTCGAAGCACTCGACGCGCCTCTCGGGGTGCAGGAGCGCCAGTGCGCCCTTCTTGCCGGGGTCGATACCGAGAATGATCATCCGCGCACCCGGTTCGCTTGCGACACGCCAAGGCCCAGTTTGTCGCGGTATGCTGCGATGCGCTCTACGGCGGGCTCGTCCAGCCCTTCCCCGCGCTTCTGAGCGCCCAGGAAGCGGATCAGCGTGACCGGGTAGCCTTTTATCTCAGCAGCGCCGATGACCTCTTCCTGCTCTTTGCAGGAGCGGTGGCCGGGGGTGTGCTCTTCGCGGTAGCGGTCAGCGAAGTGCAGAAGCTCGCGTTCGGTCGAGGACCGAAGGCGATCCTTCACGGCGATGTCGTCGGCGGTCTCTTTCAGCTTGTGAGAGTGCTTCATGTCCGCTTCCCTTTACTGGGGGTCNCGGCCTTGATCGCGTCATCCACGATGCGCAGGGCGAGGTTCGCCTCTTGCTCGATCCGCGTGGATGCGTCTGCCGCGTCTGACTGAGAGTGCTTTCGGATCGCTTCGAGATACGGGCGCACCAGCTTGGCAATCGGCTGCGTCATCACACCCCCTCCGAAAAGGGCGCCCGAGCCGGGACGGACCCGGACGCCAGTTCAGGGAGGTCCGTGCTTTGCCCCGCACGGGAGGGGTTCGGGGATCTCTTGAACCGCTGAGGGCAGCCGGGCATGGCGCACTGGTCTGCGGTCGTGTAGGGGCAGCCGTCTTGCGGGCAGGGTGTGGTCATCCGGCCCTCCGCTGCATGGGGGCCACGGGGGCGGGGGACGGGGCTTTCGCGTTGAGGCTGGCAAGCGCCATCTCTACGGCTTCGCGAGCTTCGATCAGCTCGGCCCGTGTCTCCGATATGTCGCCGTCTCCGCTTTCCAGAGACATGAGCGCGTTGACCGCCTCGCCGCTTTCCTTGAGCAGGTGTGAGGCGTGCTGTAGAGTGCTGAGAGTGTCGGCGGGGCTGGCCTCTACTTCATCTTCGAAGGCGTCTGTGATGCGGGTGGACCCGGCCAGAGACTGCATCGCCAGCACGTCGAGGAACGACCAGTCGCGCGATCCGTGGAACTTGCGGCTGAACGCGCCCTTGTCGGCTTGCTCAAGCTGGACCTCTTTCCCGGAGATCCAGCTTTCCACCTCGGCAGCGGCCAAGCCGTGCTTGCCGGGGAACGAACGCTCAATCATGCCGCGCATGAGGGCGTGGAGCTTTTCCTTACGGTTGGACACGGGCAACCTCTTTGCTTTGCGGTGTGCGGCATTCCGCCCCATGTCTGAGGCATGGAGAACGAAGCGACGAATTGGCGGGCGATAGGGGAGCTACTGCGGGGGTCATGCGGAGACCTCGCGGGCGGCGATGAACTGAAGCGCATTGTCTACGTCCATCGCCTTGTGCAGGAGGCGTTGATAGTCGCGCGGGTCGCCGTTGATCTTGCGGACGAGAGTGTCGGGGGTGCATCCGGCGGCGACAGCGGCGGCTCGAATGACGCGGTCCAAGTCACGCCAGCACTCGACCGAGGCGCCATCAGCTCGGCCCGAATGAGCGCGATTGTGCGCTGGCTTCTCGTGAACGATAGCGACGGCTTCGAGGGCCAATGCGTGTTCGCGAGAGAGGCACCACTGAATGTCTGTGCGAGCGACAGATGCGAACCAATCGGACCCCCGCTCGTGGGCCTCGGTGCGTGCCGAGAGGTCGTCGGTTACACCCACATACAGCAGGCAGCCGTCGCGGTTGTAGTGGCGATAGAGGGCGGTGCGGCTCATGCTGCCTCCGCTTCTTTTTTCGCCATCTCTTTTCTGACGTGCTCGATTGTGCTTGGCCGACATTCGCCGCCCTTGCGGAGCCGGAAAACGAAACCCGGATCATTTACGATAAGCCGACCAAAGGTGGACGGCCTCATGCTGTGGCGCTTCAGGAACGCCTCAACTTCGCGGGTGAACTGCTGCATCATCATAGCGCGATAATGTAGGTTATATCCCACACATGCAAGAGGTTTTAACCCATTTGCCGCGAGAAAGGCCATGTAGGATAACGCCTACATGGATACCGGACAGATGATCGCGGACAGGATCGCCGCACTGATCGAGGAGCGGGGCACTAACAATCGTGCCGTGTCGCTTGCTGCTGGCATGAGCGCGACTGGCGTTCGTGACATCGTGAACCGAAAGACGAAGAACCCGACCTTTGCGAACCTGCAAAAGATTGCCGATGTCCTAGAGGTGGATGTCACCGACATCATCAACGCCAGCAAGCCGTCAGTAGAGATCGCAGGCAAAGTTGGCGCGGGCGCCAAGGTTCCGATCTTCGAGGCCTATGAAAAGGGCACCGGGCCGCGCGTCGAGGTGGTAAGGGGCATTCCTACCTCTGGTATCGTGGCGGTTGAGGTCCAGGGTGACAGCATGGCCCCGGTTTACGCACCCGGCGAAATCCTTCTCTACACGCGCTTGGCAGAAGAGGGCGTCCCTGACGATGCCATAGGCCGCATCTGCGTGATCGAAGACGAGGACGGCCACGGCTGGGTAAAGCAGCTACGGAATGGCAGCGAACCGGGCCTCTTTCACCTTGTCTCAGTGAACCCCGGCGCAGAAACTATGCATGATCGAAAGATCAAATGGGCTGCGAGGGTTCGGTTTAACCTTCCGCCCGACGTGGTTCGGAAAGTATAGCTTCCCCAAAGTAAGACTCAGCAAGCCCGCCCTTCCCCGGCGGGCTTTTTTGTGCCATCAGGTGATGTAGGTTTTATCCCTCATTACCTCTTGACGTAGGTTTTATCCTACGCTACCTTCTCCCCATCAGCACCGCCTCCCCGGCACCGGGTCCCCCACCTTAGACGGGCACCCCCGGAAGTCCAGCCAGAGGCGGTGTCATTGGATAACGCGGCGTCAGTCGCGGAATGACGGGAGAGAACGACCATGACTGGAACCATCAAAGACCTTGAGACCGCAGCGGGTATCACCGACCGCGAAGCCTTCTGGATGCAGTTCGCCAGCATCAAGGGCGCCACCATCCGCGACGGCAAGCTGCGCAGCAATGGGATGGAAGCCGGTATCGCTCAGCTTCGCCACATGGCCGAGCAGCGCAACGCACAGGCGGCCTGATGGCCCCGCACCACGGCAAGCGGTGCATGGAGGGCGGTGTCGATTGCCGCCCCGCCACCCGGCCAGACCCTCGATTCCCCAAGCTCGAAGAGGGCGACCGAGTGCTCTGCGAGGATTGCTACCAGAACGCGCTCGACGAACTGGCCGCCGACGTTGAGGCGCAACGCGACTGACACCCCGCACACCACCACGCCACGGCCAACCGGCCAAACAGTGAGAACGAAATGACCACGATCATCGACAGCGGAAAAATCATGGAAGCCGAAGGGATGACCGATCCTGAGGACGAATTCGCGGACATGACGGCCACGACTGAGCCGGACGAAGGGACGATGAACTTCCACGTCCAGATGCGCGGCTACACGATGAGCGACTTCGAGACGATGGTTGTCCATGCAGCCGCCACGCAGCTTCTCGGCGGTCGCAGCTTCCAGAGCGAGATTAAGGCCGAAGCCGCCAACATCGCCAGCGAGAAGGTATCTCGCGAACTGTCCACCGCCATGAAGGACGTGATGAGCCTCACCGTGGCCAAGCGCGGCAATGAGGACGTGACCCTTTCCAAGATGATCGGGATGGAGGCCAAGGATTACCTCACGCAACTGGTGGACGGGCAAGGCAAGCCGACATCAGGCGGATGGGGCCATCCCGATGGCGTTCCCCGCGTCCAGTATCTCGCCGGTCAATACCTCCGGGAGAACTTCGCGAAAGAGATCACCGAGGCGCTGAAAGCCGCGCGCGACGACGTGAAGGCCGAGGTGAGCCGCAAGATCGACGCCGCCATTTCGGAAGAGCGCAAGAAGATCGCTGACGCGCTTGGCTACGAACTCAAGAAATCCCGCTAACCACCCCCAGCCCGTCGCCATGACGGGGGAGAGAGACACGACCATGCAGACCGAATGGCAACCGATCAGCACCGCGCCGAAGGACGGCACCGAGTTCAACGCCTATCGGCCCGACCAAGGCGTGTTCACCTGCCGCCATGCTCACGCGGAAGAGTTCGTGGCGAAGGACATGAATGGCGATCCCGTGGAGGAATACCCGGACTTCGAGTGCTGGTGGCACGACCGCTGGGGCTGGCTTGAGGGCGACGAGACGCCCACCCACTGGACGCCGCTTCCCCCGGCCCCCGAGCGAGAGGGGGCGGGGTGATGGGATACGTCAGAGAGAACCGCCTAGGCTTCCCCGGCTTCGATGTCCGGGTGACGGACGAGACGCCCGCAGAGAGCCAGCTTGGCCGCGCCCTTCGCGACCGTGACTTGGCGTCGATCCGGGCCGCTGATGCCGAAGCCGCATATGACGGCCTGATCGGTGCACGGAAGTCCGACCGCCGGACCATAGCGAAGCTGCGGGCTGCGTTGAAGTCGATAGCGACCGACCCCGCTGCGCCTCCTGCAATTCAGAGCCGGGCCACCCGAGCCTTGGCCGAGGTGGCGGCATGACTTGGCGCATTAAGAAACACCGCTGGCCCAATGGCCGTGAGTTCTGGACCGTCGAGAACCGCGAAGAGCGTCAGGTTCTCATCGGCTAGGGCGGCGGCGTGTCGAGGTTCCACGCCCGTGAGATGGCGATGGCCTCCCGCGACGAAATGAACGGCAAGGTCAAGGCGAACGCCGGTCCCGTCCTGCTGGATGACGACCAATGACCGCCCCCGCCATCATAGCGCAGCACCAGCGCATCCGAGACACCCGCACGGCTGAAAAGGTTGCCCCCATGACCATAGACGAGATGAAAGCTGCCTGCGCCAAAGGTCCCTACGTCTATCTGACAACGATCCGAGACGACATTCCCAAAGGGGAGCGGATCAGGCTCACGACAACCGGCGGACCTTTGGGAAGGCTTTGCACCGTCCAGAGCGCCGAGGGCTTCCGGTTCTCAGTAACAGGCTGCTGGGAAAGCGCCAAGGTGCTGGCGTGGCTCG